AGATCTGAAGCCGTATCTTTATTGATAATAGATGAGGCTGCGTTCATTGACAGTATTGATGAGATATTTGCTTCTGCTCAACAAACATTAGCAACGGGTGGTGGATGTATATCATTATCAACCCCAAATGGCACAGGTAATTGGTTTCACCAAACATGGCAAAAAGCAGAAATTGGAGATAATTCATTTGTTCCTATTAGATTACCTTGGAGTGTGCATCCTGAAAGAACACAAGAATGGAGAGATAGACAAGATAATGATTTAGGAATTAGATTAGCTGCTCAAGAATGTGATTGCGATTTTGCAACATCAGGTGATACAGTATTTGAACCTGAACTTATTTCTTGGTTTGAAGCTAATTTAATGGATCCACTTGAGAAAAGAGGTGTAGATAGTAACTTATGGATTTGGGAACAACCAGACTATAGTAAAAGTTATTTAGTAGTAGCGGACGTAGCTAGAGGTGATGGTAAGGATTATTCAGCATGCCATATATTTGATCTTGATAACGCAGTACAGGTAGCAGAATATAAGGGACAACTAGGCACTCGTGATTTTGGACATATGTTAGTTGGCTTAGCAGCAGAATATAATGATGCTTTGTTATCAATAGAAAATGCTAACGTAGGTTGGGATACAGTACAAACAGCTATTGATAGAGGATATAGAAATTTATATTATTCTTCCAAACAAGATTCATTAACATCAGATCAATGGGGAAGAAGAAATAGCAATGACAATAATTTAGTGGCTGGTTTTACAACATCAGTAAAAACACGTCCATTAATGATTGAAAAGTTTAGAGAATATACACGTGAAAAAGTATGTGTTATTCGTTCTAAACGATTATTAGAAGAAATGAAAGTATTTATTTGGAAAAATAGTAAAGCGCAAGCACAAGAAGGATATAATGACGACTTAGTAATGTCGTTTTCTATGGGATTGTATTTACGCGATACGGCATTAAGATTTAAAAAATATAACACAGACCAAGATAGGGCTGCATTAAATAATATCGTAGTAGATAGAGGATATATGAATCCGTATTCTGCTCGTGGCTATAAAGCACCAAATCAATGGCAAATGCCTACTGACCATGGCAACGAAGATATTAGCTGGTTGTTAGGATAAAAATATTTATACACATGATAGACACATCTTTATTTGGAAGGCTAAAACGATTGTTCTCTACCGACGTTATTATTAGAAATGTTGGTGGATCTCAAGTAAAAGTAATAGACACTGACCATATCCAGTCAACAGGAGTAGTACAAACAAACATGTACCCTGATCGTTACCAACGTATATACACGGGTGGTTTAGGTACTTACGTAGGTAATGCACCGTATTCTAACTATACAATATTAAGACCACAATTGTATAATGACTATGAGGTAATGGATGGTGATCCAATTGTAGCATCTGTGTTAGATATTGTTGCTGATGAATCTACACTTAAAAATGGTGCAGGTGAAGTGTTAGCAATTAAATCTGCTGACGAAAATATTCAACGTATTTTATATAACTTATTCTACGATATTTTAAATATTGAATTTAATTTATGGGGATGGGTTCGTTCAATGTGTAAGTATGGTGATTTTTATATGCACCTTCATATTGCAGAAAAATATGGTGTTTACCAAATAATACCTCTTAACGTTTATAATGTAATTAGAGAAGAAGGATTAGATCCTAAAAACCCATCTTATGTAAGATTTAGAGTTGAACCAAATGCATCATATACAGGTGTAATTGGTGCTTATGATAATAATGATCAAATATTTGAAAATTACGAAATTGCCAATTTCCGCTTATTAGGAGATTACAATTTCCTTCCTTATGGTCGTTCATATATTGAACCTGCTCGTAAAATATTTAAGCAATTAGCATTGATGGAAGATGCAATGTTGATTCACCGTATTTTAAGAGCACCTCAACGCCGTGTTTACTATGTTGATACTGGTAATATCCCACCAAATGAGATCCCAGCATATATGGAAAAACTTAAGACTCAAACTCAACGTACTCCATTTGTTGATCCAAAGTCAGGTGAATATAACTTACGTTACAATATGATGAACGTAAATGAAGATTTCTATATACCTGTAAGAGGTAATAATACATCTACTAAGATAGATACATTACCTGGTTTAGAGTATAATGCAATTGAAGACGTTGTTTACTTAAGAGATAAAATGTTAGCGGCAATGAAAGTGCCTAAAGCATTCTTAGGATATGAAGCTGACGTTGAAGGTAAATCTACATTAGCACAACAAGATATTCGTTTTGCTCGTACAATTGAGCGTATTCAACGTATAGTAGTATCTGAATTAACTAAAATTGCATTAATTCACTTATATGCTCAAGGATATACTGATGAAAACTTAACAAACTTTGAATTAGAATTAACTACTCCATCAATTGTATACGATCAAGAACGTATAGCATTGATGAAGGAAAAAGTTGATTTAGCTAAGAATATGATGGACGGTAGTTTATTCCCATCTGACTATATCTACGATTACTTATTCCATATGAGTGAAGATAAGTACGATGAAATGCGTGATTTGGTTACTGAAGATAAAAAACGTGCCTTTAGATATTCTCAAATTGAGAATGAAGGTAACGATCCAATTGAAAGTGGTCAATCATACGGAACACCGCACGATTTAGCATCATTGTATGGAAAAGGACGCAACGGAATGGGTGAAATACCATCACCAAATGCATATGATGAGAAAAATCCTGTTGGAAGACCATTAGAAAAAACATCAGTATACAATACACAAAGACGCGTATTAGGTAAAGATCCATTAGGTAAATCAGTGGATATACACCCAGATTCTGCTAAAGCACCTGAACCAAAGGGTGGTTCACCAATGTCGCTTGAATCAACTAAAGCAATATATCACCAGAATAAGAAATTACTTGAGGAAATGTTTAATAAAACCAACGTATTTGATAAGAAAAGTGACGGTTCTTCGCTATTAGACGAATCAAATATCAAAGATATAGAATAAAATACATATTTATAATTAGTAAACGCTAGCATGAAACTCAAACATAACAAGTTTAAAAATACTGGTATATTATTTGAACTTTTAACCAGACAAATTACTGCTGATATTATGACTAATAAAGAGTCAGCAGCAGTAGGTATCGTAAAGAAATATTTTTCACGCGGAGAGATTGGTAAAGAATATAAATTATACCAAGCTTTAACTAAAGCTACATCGTTAAGTGAAGCTAAAGCTGAAACCGTGGTTAGTTCTACTATTAAATTAGCAGAACGCATTAATCGCACAGCATTACGTAAAGAAAAATACAACTTAATTAAAGAAATTAAGTCAACTTATGATTTAGAAGAATTTTTTAAAGCAAAAATCCATAACTATAAAGCACAAGCTGCTATTTATAATTTGATTGAAGCGCAAGTTACATCTGAATTTATTGATCCATCATTCGTTGTGGACAATAAAGTAACATTACTTGAATTCCTAACAAAACAAGATATTGATAAGGATAAAATTGAAAATCAAGTAATGGCTGAGTATGCTGGTCAAGATAAAGCAACACGTTCATTAATTTCTAAAATAATGATTGAGAAATTTAATGACAAATATGCTAATTTATTACCTGAACAACGCAATGTATTAAGAACTTACATTAATAATATTTCAAATACTGTTTCATTACGTGAATATGTTAATAAGAGTTTTGAATCTATCAAAACAACATTAACAGAATTAAAAACTAAAGTTAATGATCAAAGAACTCAAATCAAATTAAACGAATTGGCTTCTATCATTAAACCTTTAGACAAAAATGAATCAGTAAAAGATGAAGATATATTAAATCTTCTTCAGTTTCATGAATTAATCCATGAAATCAAATCATTATGATACCAGAGGAAATAAAAAAACATATTGATGAATTAATCCAACGTGGATTAAACGAAATGGATGGAGCTACATCTACTACAGCTAGTGCAGGTGGTGAATATACTGGAAAGTATTTTCTTAAAAAACCTAAAAAGTTAGAAGAAAAGACACCAACATTAGCCGCAGGGAAAGCCAATATTAGTTCATACACTAAAGACGGTTTCACACCAGCTAAAGAAGGAATGCCATCTGATTCTAAAGTATACGATTACAAGCAATTTCCTTCATCTCCAAAA